TCTCGAATACCCGTGCTGGACGCGGACATTCGGAGACATCACCGCAATCGGTTCGTGGACGCTAGACGATGACCGCCCGTGCATCGTCCTGGTGCCCACGTTCAAGCGTCCCGATGGCACCCGCGTGACGCCTTGCGTCATTCGGATTGACGACGCCTATCTCTGGGCGCCCGAAACCGGCGACCCAACGATCACAGCCCCCCTAACAGCCGCTTATGCCGACGCGCTGGGATTTTCCCGCGTCGATCCCGGTCTGTTGCTGCGCATTTTCGGCATCGTTGAGGACTGCCTGTCCGACCTGCTGCGCATGCCGAACCTCTACCGACAGAACGCCGGTGAGGCCGTCGCAGACGTGATCGCCCGCGACGCCGACACCGGCAAAACCATTCACGAGGGGACCGTCTACGATGTTTAATCCTGACACATCCGCGCAGGACGCCGACCCGCGCTACGACAAGCAGATGCAATCCGGCACCAAGCCCCGCAATCAGGACGCATGGGACCGACTGCCACAGGACACGCCCACAGCCCCGGTCAAGCGCAACCGCCTCGACAAGCCCGAAATGCAGGAGCTTCACAGCACCCTGATCGGCTATTATCGCCGCGAGCTGCTGCGCCAAGATCAGAACCGGCGTGAAATGGCGACCGACGCGGATTTCTACGATGGAATCCAGCTCTCGCAATCCATGATCGCCCACATGCGGGATCGCGGCCAGACGCCGCTGACCTTCAACGTGATCTCCAACGTCATCAACTGGATGCTGGGCTCCGAGCGCCGCGCCCGGACGGATTACAAGATACTGCCGCGCAAGGAGGAAGCCTCGCAAGCCGCAGAGCGCAAGTCTCAGCTTCTCAAGTACCTGGGCGACGTGAACCGCACCCCGTTCCACATCAGCCGCGCCTTCGCGGACGCGGTGAAGGTGGGCATCGGCTGGATGGAAGACGGCGTTCAGGAGGACGACGAGGGCGAAGCGATCTATTCCCGCTACGAGTCTTGGCGCAACGTCCTCCACGACAGCGCCGCCACCGAGCTGGACATGAGCGATGGCCGGTACATTTTCCGCTCCAAGTGGACGGATGTTGACGTTGCCACCTCGATGTTCCCCGACCGCAAGGCACAGCTCGAAGCCGCCGCGACCACCAACCTCGCCCTGACACGCGCGCTGGACGCCTTTGGCGATGACGCGATGGACAGCATCGAGGAAGACATCGCGCAGTCGACCTACGCCACCGACATCAACGGATACCGCGACCGTCGCCGCGTGCGCCTGATCGAGTGCTGGTATCGCATGCCCAGCGAAGACAAGTACATCAAGGGCGGGCAGTTCAGCGGCGAAATCTACGACAGCAAGAGCCCCGGCCACGTCACCGAGTTCCTGACCGGCCAAGCCCAGATCGTCACCAAGACGAAAATGCGCGTCCACGTTGCGATCATGACCGAGCAAGACATGCTCTGGCAGTCAAAGAGCCCGTATCGCCACAACCGGTTCCCGCTGACGCCTATCTGGTGCTACCGCCGCGACCGCGACAACCTGCCTTACGGCATCGTGCGCCAGATGCGGGATCCGCAGATCGACATCAACCACCGCGCAGCCAAGGCGCTTCACATCCTCAACAGCTCCAAGGTCATCATGGACGAGGGCGCGGTTGACGATCTCGACGCCTTCGAGGTCGAAAACGCCCGCGCCGATGGGATCATCATCAAAAAGCAGGGCAAGGAGCTGCGCCTCGATGTCGAGCGCGGCCTCGAGCAATCCCACCTCGACATGATGTCCCGCTCGATTTCGCTGATCCAAGCCATGACCGGCGTGACAGACGAGAACATGGGCAAGTCGACCAATGCCACGTCAGGCAAGGCGATCATGGCCCGTCAGGATCAGGGCTCACTGGCCACAGCGCCGATCTTCGACCGCCTGCGCCTCGCCAAGCAGATCAGCGGCGAGAAGCAACTCAGCCTGATCGAGCAGTTCATGCCCGAACAGCGCCAGTTCCGCATCACCAACCAGCGCGGCAACCCGAGCTTCATCACCATCAATGACGGCCTGCCCGAGAACGACATCGTAGCCACCAAGGCGGATTTCATCGTCTCGGAGGACGATTTTTCCGCAACCATGCGCCAAGCGCAGGTGGAAGAGCTGTTGAACCTCATGGGCCAGCTTGCAGGCACCGGGCCGCAGATCGTCATGGCGACGCTCGATCTCATTGTGGAGACAATGGACATCCCGCAGCGCGAAGAGATCGTGAAGCGCATCCGCCAGATCACCGGCATGGAAGATCCCGACGCCGATCCGAACAACCCGGACCCCGAAACCCTCGCCCGCAAGGCCGCCGCAGAAGAGCAAGCCGCCTTCGAGAAAGAAATGGCGATGACCGAGCTGGCGAACAAGAAGGCCGAAGCCGCCAAGAAGAGCGCAGAGGCCGAGCGCATCACCACCGAAATGCGCAAGATCGCCGCCGATGTGCGCCGCATCATTGCTCAGACCGAGGGCGAAAGCGTCGAAACACAGGTGCGCGCGCTGGAAGCGGCAGCCCGCATCATGGCGTCGCCACAATCGGCCGGCATCGCAGATCAGGTTCTCGATGGGGCCGGTTTCCAAGACCGCACCGACATCGCCAAGCTCAGCCAAGCCAAGCGCATGCTGGGCCGCGGGGATCCCATCGCGCCGATTGACGCGCCGCCAGCCGGGCCACAACCGACACAACCCCAACCCGCAATGGAGACAGCCCTGTGAGCAACATCGAAAGCAAACGACTGTTTTTCAACAAAGACGGTATCGGCGTCATTTTCAGGAGCGACGAGAACCTACAGACCGTGATCGGACATTCGCAATCCGGGCTGGATGAAAACGGGTTTTTGGGCACTGTGCGATTGGCACAACTCAGAGCCGAAAGCGTGCTTTCCGACGCAGCGGCTTGCGCGTTCTTGGCCGCAGACGCCGCCTCCGTGACCGATGAGACCATGTTGAAGCTTGCAGACGCTCAAATCTGCGTCCTGCACCTTTCGGATGGCTCTCATGTGGCCGGTATCGTTTCGGTTCTGGACGAAAGCCTTTGGTCCGACAGCCAGAAAATTGAAGATGCTGCCCGCTTTGTCGCGGCATCACAAATCCAAACCCAGGAGACAACCCCGTGAAACTGACCCCTGAATACCTCGAAAGCCTCGTCCAAGACGAAACCTACAGCCGACCCGGTGGCGGCACGCTGACCATCTGCGTGCTGACCCTGACCGGCGGCAGTCAGATCGTTGGCGAGTCGAACGTGATCAGCCCGCAAAACTTCGACGCTGATCTTGGCCGCAAATACGCGCGCGAGAAGGCCATTTCCCGCCTCTGGGAGCTGGAAGGATACCATGTGAAGCGCACCAGCAACGACCTACTGATCCGCGCCACGCGCGCAGCACACGCCACAGTGCAACCCGGATTCGACGGGCTCGATGAAGGCATGAAGCACACATGGGTCGCATGCACCCAGCTCGCGCTGCAGATGCAGCCCGACGACGACATTCCCGAACAGATCACAGCCATGATCCCGACTACAGACGGCGCTGCCCGGTTCTGTGTCGTGGCGCGCGCCGTGTTCGGTCTCTGACGCCAACCCCGAAAGGACAGACCAATGCCCAAACTGAACGACGCATATCGCGACCAGCTCACCGAAGAAGAGATCACCGCATTCGAAGCTGACAACGAAGACGACGCGGCTGACGCGCTGGAAGCCCTCGCAAACGGCGAAGCGCCCGACGACGAGGACGACACGCCACCCGACGCAGGCGACACATCACCCACAGAAGTCGACGATGATCCCATCGTGCAGGAAGAACCAGCCGAGTCGGAAGAAAAGCCCGCTCCGAAGCAGGAAGCGCAGCCAGAGCCCGTGCCGGATGTCTCAAAGGCCAAGCAGGCACTCGATGCGATCAAGGCAGAACGCAAGGCGCTGCGTGAAAAGTACGACGATGGCGACCTGACCGATGACGAGTATGACGCCCAGAGCGATGCGCTGGATGATCGCATGGCCAATGCCGCCGCCGACATCAAGACCGCCGAGCGCAGCATCGCAAAGCAGCAGGACGCATGGAAGCAGGCAGGGGCCGCGTACCTCGAGCGGTATCCGGGGCTCAAGACCAACGGCGTCATTCAGGCGCTCGACAAGGCCGTGCAGGAGCTTGCGGCATACCCCTCGGTTGCCAACCTGCCGCACGAGCAGTTCCTTGAGCGCGTGCATCGCAAGCTGATCGCAGAGGCAGAGTTCACCGGCCTGGACATCCCCGCTATCGGGAAAAGCAAGCAGCCACCCAAAAAAGCAGCGCCAGACGGCGATGACAGCCTCGGGAAAACCCCCAAGACCCTCGCCTCGGTGCCGTCCTCCGATGTCAGCAACCTTGACGATAGCCCCTACGCCTCGCTGGAACGCATGGCAGAGCGCGGGGATCCGATCGCTTTCGAGGAAGCCATGATGAAGCTGCCCGCCGACAAGCGCGACCAGTTCGCGTCCATGTATATCGAATGAGGTCAAACATGCCGCTTCTGCGCAAAATAAGGGCTCTCGACACCCTGACGATCAGTCGGGACGGGGAGCCTCCGGTTGTCGTGCAGGTGCGGCGCGTGAACGCCGTAGAGGTGCGGCTGTGCGTCATCGCCCCCGATGATGTGAAGGTCATCCAAGCCTCTCAGGGTCGCATCGTGGACGATCTGGAACACGCCTGAAACCGGCAGGGGCTATGGGTCTTCCCCACGGCCCCTACATATGCTAAAGATTTAGCACCAAGCGCAAGATGTGCTGCCACAACTCAACCGCTCAGCAAGAGCAGAGGGCACATCTATGTCGCAAACAGTTATCCCTTGGGGTGATCCGAAGGCCATCAAGAAGTGGTCTGCAAACCTCGCAGTGGACATGCTCGAAAAGAGCTACTTCAACGCGAAGTTCATCGGCACCGGTTCCAACAACATCATCGAAGAGAAGAAGGATCTCGAATCCGAGCCGGGCGACCGCGTGTCGTTCGATCTCTCCGTCCAGCTCCGCAAGTCTCCGGTCTCCGGCGACAAGCGTGTGAAGGGCAACGGCGAGAACCTCAAGTTCTTCACCGACGAAATCATCATCGACCAAGTGCGGCACGAAGTGTCCGCAGGTGGCCGTATGACGCGCAAGCGCACCGTTCACGATCTCCGCAAGGTCGGCAAGGACCGGATGGGCGACTATTGGGCCAAGTGGATGGACGAGCTGTTCTTCATGTATATGGCCGGTGCCCGTGGCATGAACGAGGACTTCATCGAAAGTGACCTGAATTACACAGGCCATGCCGGAAACCCGTTCCGCGCACCTGATGCACAGCACATCCTGTTTGGTGGCGACGCAACATCCAAGGCGACCATCGTGGCCGCCGACAAGATGAATCGCGGCTTGATCGAGCGCGCAGTGACCCGAGCCCGCATGATGCGCGCCAAAGACCCGGAAACGGCGAACATGGTGCCGATCAAGATCGGTTCGCAGGAACACTACACCTGCGTCATGTCTCCCTACCAGGAACACGACATGCGAACGACCACAGGCGAAACCGGCTGGCTGGAAATCCAGAAGGCCGCTGCCGGTGCCGAAGGCAAGTCGAACAAGCTCTTCACCGGTGGCCTTGGCATGATCAACAACGTGATCCTGCACAGCCATTCGTCCGTGATCCGGTTCAACGACTATGGCGCTGGCTCTGACGTGGAAGCCAACCGCGCGCTCTTCATGGGCCGTCAAGCTGCCGTCTACGCCTGCGGCATGAAGAACGGTCGCTTCGACTGGACCGAGGAAATGGAAGACCGTGGCAACGAGCCCGTTGTCACCGCCGGCACGATCGTCGGGATTTCAAAAACTCGTTACAACGGACGCGATTTTGGCGTGATGGCGCTCGATACCGCAGCCGCAGAGCCCACGGGCTGATGACGTAGCGGGCCGCTCACCCGGCCCGCTGCCTCTCTTCCCTCTTTCCAGAAGGACACAGGACAATGCTCCACATTTCTCGCGCTGCCAAAACCACCGCAGCACCCATCGCCGGGCAATCCGGCACCGTGATGGTCGCCGTCTTCGAACACACGTTCACGACCGCGTTCACCGCAGCAACCGACATTCTCGAGATCGGCCTGATGCCCGCTCACGCCCGCGTCGTTGGCGCAACCGTGATCGGCACGGCAGGGCTTGGCACCGACATTACCGCCGATGTCGGCCTGATGACCGGCGATCAGGGCGCAAATGACGACACCCGGACCCTCACGGGCACCGAGTTCTTCAATGATGCTGACATCGACGCCAACGAAGCCAACATGACCCGTGCCGCCGCCCTTGCGGTCACACAAGCCGAGAAGCATCGCGGCATCGGCGTCGAGCTTTCGGCCAACGTCACAGCCAGCGCGGCCAAGAAAATCACGCTGGTCCTCGAGTACGTCTACTAAGACGCGCTGAAATCCTTGCGCGCCAGAAACCTGCTCGGGCGCGCGAGGTATTGGCCGAGGCGGTAGGGGTTGCCGCCTCGGTCTTCCTTCAACCTCACGAGGAGCCCGAAATGCTCATTCAATGCACCATTGCCAAGAAGCCGCGCGAAGTCCCGCTGGACGGCAGAATTTACACTTTCTTGCCCATCGACCCGGAAAACCCGGACTCGCCCAAGGTGGCAAGTGTCAAAAAGGCCGAGCACATCGCGCTCCTGCTTTCGATCTCCGAGGGCTACAAGTTCTTCAGGGCCGAAGATGGCGACAACGCCGAAGACGCTCCTATCGACCAAGTGCGCACGCCCATCAAGCCCGCAGCGCCAGGCGTTGAGCCCGACAGCATGGAGCCCGAAGGCGGCGAAGGTGAAGCTGACGGAGGCGAGGATGCACTCGTGGCACTCCTGAACGATCCGATCACCATCGGTCGACCGCTGGCCGAGATCGCGTTCGCGTTCCTGTTTGACCGCGCGCCGAACGGCAACTCTCACACCCACACCATCATCAAGAAGGTGATCGAGCAGGCTGCAGAATCCGGCTGGCTTGCCGAAGGTGATGACGGCACCGCCATGATCGCCCAGGTCGAAGAAGCCGCAACCGCTGGCGCTTACGCCGACTGATCCGAGGACACGCACATGCCTTTCACAGCAAGAGACATTCTCTGGGCCGTCCAGACAACGCTTCAAGACGCAGGGAATCGGCGCTGGACGCTGGAAGAGCTGCGCGTTTACCTCAATGACGGGCTGAAACAGATCGCCTTCTTCAAGCCAAGTGCCGTGTCGGTCAAGAAGGCTATCCCCTTGGTATCAGGAACGTATCAGGAGCTTGAGGACGGCGAGCTTCTGATGCGTGTCATAATGAACGGGTCGGGCTCGGTTGTGACACCGATTGACCGGACGATCCTTGATGCTCAGTTTCAGAATTGGCACAGCACGTCCTCGGTGCCATTTTCGCCCAACGTCACCCATGTCATGATGGACGAAGAGAACCCCCGCGTTTTCTATGTGTTTCCGGGCAATGACGGAAATGGCACTCTGGAAGCCATTGTCTCGCGCGCGCCGACAGAAGTCGCAGCGCCCGCAAACCCGCTCGACATTGAAGCCTACACAACAGAGATCGACATCCCCACGCTCTACGAAAACTGCCTGCGTGACTATGTTTTGTCGCGCGCCTTCGAGAAGGACGCGGCAATCCCCGGCGCCCTGCAGCGGGCAGCGGCCTACCGGCAGTCGTTCAACGACGCAATCGGGGTCAAAGCCCAGGTTGAAGCCGCCAACAACATCAACACCAGCACATAACGGGCCTTGAAATGACAGCCCCAACCATCCCCATTTCACTGTTCGACAGCTTTGTTCTGCCATTCGCACAGCAAGCGCCTCGGCCACTGGTGAGCAAGTTTGTCCGCTTGGCGGCCATCGAGTTTTGCGAACGCACCCGCTGCTGGCGCGAGATCGTCACCGTCAATGTGACAGAACAGAACGCGGCAATCGTTGCGCCGAATCACGCCTCGATCCACGAGATCGAAGAGGCCACATTTGACGGAAGACCGCTCACCCCGACACAGTTCACCGATACGACCCTCATGGAGCGCCAGGAAGAGGGTCATCCGCGATACATCACCCAGACCCACCCGAACACCGTGGCCCTGATCCCCTTTGAGGCCGGATCTCTGACACTATCGCTGTTTCTCAAGCCGCGCTCGGAAACCCAAATGCGGGCGCTGGTCTTGTCAGGCCAAACAGTCGACAGGTACGATGTCGTGCCGGAGTTCATGTTCAACCAGTACGCCCAGAAGATCGCAGATGGTGCACTCGCACGCTTGCTGATGGTGCCGGGTCAGGCTTTCTCCAACCCGCAAGAAGGCATGCGCCGCTCCATGCTCTTCAACCAGCATTGTGACGCAAAGTTCGCCACCAACATCACCATGCAGCACAAGGCGCAGCCGCGTGTGCGAATGACTGAATACTGAGGGTGCGCGCATGCTCTACCGGATCGAAACTTTCCTTGGCGAGATCCCGCGCCTCGACCCGCGCAAGCTGCCACCCGGCGCGGCGCAAGTGGCAACCAACATCAGTTTGACAGAAGGCACGCTCAAGCCACTTGCCGATCTGACCAGCGCCGGAACCGTTGCCAGCGCGCCGGCCGATTTCATCGCCTACAACGGCACCTTTCTGCCATTTTCAAGCGCAGTTACGTTCGCACCGGGACCGGTCGCGACCGAAAGGCTTTACATTGCACAGCAGGGCGCAGTGCCAAAGATCCGCATTGTGTCGAGCGGGGCAAGTGACGAGCTTGCGCTCCCGACACCCAGCGTCACGCCATTGCTGGCCATCGAAAGCGCAGCACCCGACCCGGCAGATGGACAAGACCCTCTTCCGGTCGAAACCATCGTCATGTGCTTCACATGGGTTTCATACCTGGACGAAGAGACGCCACCAAGCCCGCTTTCCGCGCCGCTCGATGTCACGGAGGGCTCGACGGTGGCATTTGTTGCCAACATGACCCCGCCAGCAGGATCGCGCATCACCAAGGCGCGCATCTACCGCTCCCAGACCAGCGCCACCGGCACCACTGCGCTGTTCTTCGTCAAGGATGTCGATGTCGCCGTGTCGACCTATGTCTCCAACCTCGACGTTGATCCGCTGCAAGAGCCGATCCCGTCAGTGGATTATGACCCGCCGGTGGCCAGCCTCGAAGGGATCACCTCGCTCTGGAACGGTATGATCGCGGGTTTTTCGGGCAAATCTCTCTATTTCTGTGAGCCGTTCATTCCCCATGCCTGGCCCACCAAGTACGAGCTGAAAACCGATTATGACATCATGGGACTGGCCGCGACCGGCAACACCCTCGTGATCGCCACCAAAGGCACACCCTACATCGCCAACGGTACAGCGCCGGAAAACATGATTCTCGACCGTTTGGACCTGAACCTGCCTTGCGTGGCAAAACGCGGAGTCGTGGATATGGGCGTCGGCGTGGCTTACCCGTCGCATGACGGGTTGATCCTTGTGCAAGGTGGCGTGCCTCAGAACATCACCCGGCAACTCTTCGACCGTCGCGCCTGGGCGAAACTCAACCCGGCCACATTCGTCTCCGCACACTACGATCAGGGCGTCTATGTGGCGTCATACGACACCGGCGACGGCTTCGATGTGGTGATGATCGACATCAAGGGCGAAACACCGGGTTTGGTCCGCACCGACATGAGCCACACACCGCGGGCTTTTCGGTACGACATCATCACCGGCAAGCTCTATGCGTCCACAACCGCCAGCACCGTGATCTATTCGTGGGATGACATCGCAACCGACACGCATGCCAACCTGACGTGGCGCTCAGGGCGCGTTGATCTGCCCGTCGAAATGCACTTCGGCTGCATCTTGGTCGAGGGGCGCATGCTGGGTGGGTCGACAACCTACGGCGCGAAGGTCTGGCGCGACGATGTGCTGGTCTATGAGACAACAGACGCCGCCGAGCTGAACAGGATCGAGCGCATCGCGCCGGGCTGGGGCGGCGAGTGGGAGATCGAGGTCACGGGCTGCGTCGAGATCGATCGCATTGCCATTGCAGGCGTCCCTGACGAGCTGATGGGAGGCTGACGCCATGTCGCGCCCCGTCGAGCATCTATCCCGCACGCAGCGCGATCTTCAGCGCCTCGATGGCCGTCGCGGCCCACCAAGCAATCGCGCGGTTACTTGGGGTGAAATTGATGCTCTCATGGCAGAACTGGCGGTGCGCTCAAGCGCGTCAGGTGGCAGATACATCGAGTCGCTGGGCGCTGATCTAGGCGCGATACCCGGCGAAATAGACGTTGGCATTATCGTTTCTCCCGTGATCGAAGCACCAACTGGACTAACCATCAGCTCAACCGTCAATGAAGTCACCGGCATTTCCTTCATTTACGTCGATTGGAACGATGTTGATGGCGCATCTGGGTACGAGCTTGGTTTCATCATAGACGCAGGTGGCGAGTTCATTGTCCCTGCGCCAAGCTCTTTCTTCCAGAATAGCGTCATCTCTGGTCAAACCATCTCCATACGTGTGCGCTCAATCAACGCGCTGAATGTGCCCGGCCCGTGGTCGAGTTATGTCAACCATGTCGCGCAAACGGATACGACACCACCACCGGTCCCAACGGGGCTTGAAATCACTCCGGCGTTCAATGGTTTCTGGATCGAGTGGGATCCATCCCCTGCCGCTGACATTGCGCGCTATGACATTTTGGAGAGCGAGCTACCAACCCCGGCGCCGACAGCAACAACCAACCCGTCATTTACCTCCGCAAGCGCGGTATTTTTTCGCGGATCACTGCCAAATGGTGCCGCCCGATCTTACCGCATCAGAGCAGTCGACTATTCCGAAAACGCATCTGCATGGACCGCGCCGATAACCGCAACAACAGTCGTTGACCCCGGTGAGCTTCTCGATCTCCTTCAAGGCCAAATTACCGAAAGCCAGCTTTTTGCCGACCTGGGGTCGCGTATCGATCTGATTGACGGCCCGGCAGCCATGCTTGGCTCCGTCTCTCAGCGTCTTGCAGCAGAAGCATTGGCACGCGCTAACAGCATTGCAGCCGAAGCATTGGCGCGCGCTGACAGCATTGCAGCTGAAGCTCAGACGCGCGCTGACAGCATTGCAGCTGAAGCATTGGCGCGTGGAACGGCAATCACCAATGAGCGGACTTTGCGCCAAAGCGCGGACGAAAACCTTGCGCAGCAAATCACAACGATAAGTGCAGTTGTCGACTTTAACACGGCGGCAATCCAAACGGAGCAAACCACCCGCGCGACCGCCGATAGTGCTATTGCCACTGACGTGACCGCCCTTGACTCGCGTCTGACCACAACAGAGGGCAATGTAACGGCGAACGCCAGCGCCGTGTCCTCTTTGGACACTCGCGTGACCAGCGCCGAGGGCGCGATCACGTCCACATCGTCCGATGTCACGGCTCTGCAGAACGTAGTCAACAACCCGAGCACCGGCGTAACGGCGAACGCCAGCGCCGTGTCCTCTTTGGACACTCGCGTGACCAGCGCCGAGGGCGCGATCACGTCCACATCGTCCGATGTCACGGCTCTGCAGAACGTAGTCAACAACCCGAGCACCGGCGTGACGGCGAACGCCAGCGCCGTGTCCTCTTTGGACACTCGCGTGACCAGCGCCGAGGGCGCGATCACGTCCACATCGTCCGATGTCACGGCTCTGCAGAACGTGGTCAACAACCCAAGCACCGGCGTAACGGCGAACGCCAGCGCCGTGT